GTGCCTGGCGCTTGCCCTCCTGGGAGAGCGAGATGGCGTAGCCCGAGCGCGCGGAGCCCGAGGTGCGCTGAAGCTCGGACGGTGAGAGGCCGGCGTCCGTCGCGAGCCGGTGCGCCACGGCCGCGATAACGGATTCCAATTTTTCCACGTCCGAGCCGGCCGTATACTGTCCCATCATCGCCTGACTCGTCTCCGAGATTGGATCGAGCATCAGGATCGTCGTCGGGTCCGACGTCACCTCGGAGCGCGCGGCCCGGCTTCCGAGGTCTGACGAGTCCATGCCAGCGACACGAACGCCGATGGCGTAGCGCTGCGGGTAGCTGGCGTCACGGATGCAGTGAGCAAGGTACGAATAGAACAAGCCAAGCTGCAAAGAGCCGGTATAAAGCTCGATGTTTGCGAACGGATCGAAGAGCCGGTCGCCGTAGGTGCTCGCGTGGTAGAGGATCGCCGGGATGATCGGCGTGCCGTTTGCGCGGCGCCAGCTCGACGGGTAGTTGACGCCGTCGTAGGTGGCGCCGTGAACCAGGCGCGTCAAGTCGCGCCCCGCCTTCCAGCCGTCCAAGGCCTCGAGTACCCGGTACGTCGGGTTCGCGGGATCGCGGATGTCCCACACCTCGAACGTCCACATGAGCCCGCCCTCGATCTGACGGAGCCGGAGCTCGCCGAAGAGCGTCGGCACGTTCGGGCGCGCGGGGTCCGCCTCGGCCATCGTCATATGAGGCGCCACCGGACGATAGACGAGGCGCCCGTCCTCGACATCGGCGCGCATCCACATTTCGCGGAGCGCCAACGTGTAGGCCTGGAACCTCGACATTTGCGACCAGAGGCCCGAGCGCGCGATACTGCCCGCCGAGCCGACGAGACGGTCGATGTTCGGCGAGGCCAACTGGTTGTGCCTCACGTCGGGCTCGGCGTCGTACAACGTGGCGAGCTCGTAGGACGTGGTCCGAAGGGCACAGTAGCTGATGTCGACCAGACCCATCGCGGCCCGGCGCACGCTCCCCAACTGCGTCTCCATGTACGACTCGAGGATGGGTTGCCACCGGCCCTCCATCATCGCGTAACGATGGCGTTCGTGCTCGACGCGGCGGGCCTCGTCGGGGTTGCCGGGGGCGGGCGGCATCGGAGCGGTCATCGTGGCATACATGGCGACACTCTATCCGATGCGAAGGATCTGCGGCTGATAGGATCGGCGAGTCAGGAGCTCGAGCGCGTACCGTAGCCCGTCGATGGTGTGCTTGTGACTTGACGCCGCGCGCCCGTCGAACTTGCCGAGGTCCTCGATCAGTCGCTTGCACCTCGGGTGGATCACGAAGTCGCCGCGCAACATCGACGCCTGGAGCACCCGGTAGCCGTGGAACACCGAGCCAGCCGGCTTGTACGCGGTGTGGATGCGACCGGGCCAAGTGCCGATGGGGATCCGTAGCGTCTTCTCGAACGCTTGGACGAGGAGCGCGTTTGACTTTAGCGCGCCGCCCCGTCGCGACACGGCGGCGCGGTCGCCGACCCAGCGGTCGATCTGCTCCCACCGGAGGCCGGCTCGCTTGATCATCGCGAGGATCTGTGCGGCGTCGTCCTCGGGCGTGGTCATGCCGTTCGAGCTCACGACATCCAACACGGTGATCCTCGGCTCGTTGTCCCGCGACCTGGTCACGGCCACCATGACCGCCGTTTGCGCGCCCGACTCCATGCCGTGATCGATGCCGATGGCGATCTGTGCCTCCCCCTCGGGCGCCTCGTCTCGTACCATCGTGAGCGGATCAAACTGAACGAAGACGCGGCCCTCTGTGAAGCCGGCCTCCCACTCGCCGTGGATGCGTTGCGCTCGCTCCATCGGCAGGACTTGCGCCTCAAGGCGCGCGATGTCCTCGGCGCGGAGCAGCGGGCGCCCGCCGATGGGCGTCGTCGCGTCCACGGTTAGCGGCGTGTGGATGTCCTCGACCTCGCCGGCCTCGACCAGCGCGCGGAGCCAGCCGAGCGGCAGGCCGATGGGCGTGAGCGTGATAGCGATGCGGCCCCGCTGGCGTAGGACGCGCGCGGCGAGCTCGCTCCAGATGGCCTCGGGGGGGGGCTCGTCAATCAGGACGTAGTCAATCGTGGCGCCCGCCAACGCGAGCGCGCCTTGATTGACCGTGCGGATACGGAGGATGCTGCCGTTCTTGAATCGGACGATGGGCACCTTGCCCCTAAAGCCCTTGCCCGGCGTGTACTCGCAGTCCGTCTCAATCTCGTGCTTCGGCAAGAGCTGCCAGATCTTGCCCTGGATTGAGAGCGACTGCTCCCAGGACACGACGACGACCCAGGCTTCGATAGGCGCGGACTTGACCAACGTGTGAGGATGCCGCCCGAGGCATCGCCAAATGCAGTCGGCTACGCCGGCCCAGGTCTTCCCCGCCTGGTTGCCGGCCCTAAAGAGCTTGATCGGCGAGGTCGACTCGAGGAAGCGCAGTTGAGGCGGCGTCGGCCGGAAGTAGTTGAGCGGGTCCGCGTGCGCCCGCTGCCCGAGGACGTGAGCGGCCGAGGCGAGCGCGGTGAGACTCACGCGCCCACCGCGAAGAGCCCGGCCTGAACAGCGACACGATGCGCCGGCTCCCGGTTCATCGTCAACCACTCGGCCTGCTGCTTCGAGAAGGTCCGCTTCTGCCCGCGCCGCCCGCCCGTGATCTCGACGGCGTCCCACTCGGGGATCACGACCTCGGCCTCGGAGATGGCGACGACCGCCCCGAGCTCGGCATAGGCCCGCGCATGACGGACCACCTGGTCACGCGACAGAGTCGCCGCGTAGCCCGTGGTCCCGGCGTAGGGCGGATCCATGTAGACGACGCAGTCCTCGAGGTCGCCCGGCGTCCCCATCCAGGCGGCCACGTCGGCGGCCTCGGGGATGGCGGGGAGGACGAGGACGGGGGGCCAGCCTTGAGAGAGGCGATCCATGCGCCCCGCTGTGTTGTCGCATCCGAGTGCGCGGTCCCGCTTCTCCTGCCCCCACTGCCCGCCGTCGCAGCCGGGGCCACCGTAGCCGAAGGTGGGGCCCTTCTCGCTGAACGACCAACGGTGCTCGATCGTCACCGCCGCCACCTCCCGCGCCATCCCCTCAAACCGCTCCGCCACGTCCCCTACCGGCGTCGCGAACTCGCCGCCGTGCCGCGTGCCGCCGTCGCCGGTGTTCATCAGCGCGGGCCCGGCCATGTTGACGAGGCGGTTGCCGCTCACGATGGTGGCGTACTCGGCGAGGCGGTGGCAGGCGTCGGAGAGTTCGGAAGAGCCGATGAACTTGCGCGCCCCTGACTCCGCGAACCCACGAAATCCCGGCGCCGTGTCGCGCCCCTGCTCAAACCCCTTGCATCGCATCCATGCCGCCGTCCCCGCCTCCACACTCACGGCAACGCGCGCCCTCCTCTCCGCCCTAAGCCGCTCCCACAACGCCCGTGGCTCCTCATCCGCCCACCCGCGGATGATCTCGGCCACGCGCCGCAACATCGACGCGTCGGGGTAGCAGCGAAGGAGCGCGGCGACGTCGTCGTCGGCCTCGGCCCACAGGTACGCGCCAGCGCCTTGACCCGAGCGGAGGCCGAGGGCGGCGAGAATGACTTCGGCGTAGCCGGCCTTGTTGCCCATCCGACTGATCGGCGGGCGGCAGTTGGCGCCGCCGTGGAGGCGCAACGACACGGACGCCAGCCCGGCCGGCAGCTCGGCGAACAGACGAGGCCTCACGCGCCGCCGCCGCTGGACATCCGCACGACCTTGCCCGAGCGCCGCATCTCCACCGCGTCCTCGATCCTCTCGAGGTGCTGCGGCGGCATCGACGCCACCGCGGCGACGATGATCGAGAGGAGCTGGTCATCCGACATCGACGCGTCAGGCGAGCTCGCCTTCGCGATCTCCTCGTCCAGTAGACGGCGCGCGTCCATCGCCCGCAGCTTGATTGAGGCCACCGCTTGCCACGAGCCGGCAGAGGACGCGTCGAGCGCGGCCTGCTCGAGCTGCGTCAGCGTCTGCCGCAGGTAGTCGACGTAGGGGATCTCGCCCGCCGTGGCGGGGTCGAGGGCGGCGCGAGTGCCGCCGCGCGTCCGTGCTGGTTTTCCGGTTCGCATGTGAGGATTCCGTAGTTTGAAGGCGGCATCAAGTTCAGGGAGCGCGCAAGAGGGTCAAGGGGCTATCGCG